CTTGCATTTCTAATATATGTTTTATGAATTTCTCTGGCTTTCGCCATATCTACACCGAATCCCATAATTTTACTCCGTATAAGTCCAAGCGTTTCTGAAACTCCTGTCAGTAGGAATTTCAGACTTGTCAACAGTATAAACGGTCTTACCACTAGGACAATCTTTATCTTTAATTTGTTCTAATGTTAAATCTGTATTGTCTGCTGGAATAACAATAGAAATACCACCGTCATCATTAGCATAGATAAATCTTTTGTCTGAATTAGCCATAAAGTTTTTCTTTTAGTATATCAAAGAATTATTGATCGCCAAAAACCGTAACTGCTCCAGCAGGTGGATCAATTTTAAGACCACCACCAGCAAGAGTTGTTATTCGAAAATATTGAAACCGAACATCAGTTGTAGCTTGACCACTTGTAACAAGACAAGGAATATTTATATTTGAACTACCTACTTCAGAAGTTGATACAGCAGCGTAATTAGCATTTGCCATTGCCGTTGCAAAAACAAAGTCAAAATCACCTGCAGCAGTATCAGTTATAGAAGAAATATTAAAACTATCATTTATAGATGGTGTGCCACCTGAAACCGTAAAACGACACCAAGCTTTTGCTCTGCCCTGTTCAATCTGTTCTGGGGTTGAACTTGAGCCACCGCTTGTATTTTGAATTGTGTTGACTTTAAGTGTTGACATAATTAATCTCCGAGACAGGCAACATCAACTCTATTTATATCAACAAAAGACCCTGCACTGTTTAAAACGTCCACTCTAAATGAATTTGTTCCTTTTGTAACTTGACCCGGATCTCTTATAGAGGGATGGGATATTACAACACCCTGAGTATGAATAGCTCCAAAGACTGTACAATAATTACCATTTGCTGCATTACTACTCCAATTAACTGTATA